TACAATCGGGAGAATATAGAACTTTTACGGGAGTAGACTATCATGGAAGTAAAGAGAGTAGCAATAGCAAGTAAAATAGGAAGGCCAACAATAGAGAGGACTCCAGAATACTATGCGGAATTAGAAGAAAAAACATATAGGGAATTAGCAGCTAAGGCTAAGGCTAAGAGACGGTTAAAAGAAGAATTAAAAAGAGAAAAGGAAGAAGAAGAAAAGATAAGAAGAAGGGAAGAGATAAAGAAACTGAAGAAACTAATACCAGTAGAAGATCCGAGAAAATGGGATGTAGATACCGATTGGAAAGAGATTATGGAAGATATGGAAAAAATACAAGAGGAAAGAGAAAAGAAAAGAGAGGAAAGAAGAGAGGAAGAAAGAAAGACTAAAGAAAGAACAAGTAAATTAGATGAGCAATTGGAAGCAGATTGGCAAGAGATTCTAAATCTGCAAAAGTAAGAATCTTAGACTTAAATCTTAAACTAAAAAAGAGGTAAATTATAATGAACACTAGAATGAATAGGCAACTGGCAAAGCTGATAAATAAAGTAGAATTGAAAGAAGAAAATTCAGGATGGCAGAGAGTACTCTGTCCAATAACAGGAATTCTAACCGAACTCAGAATCCCAACACTCCCAAACAATATAATCTTAGAGGCTCAGAATCCCTTGAGCTTTGCAACTAATACATTTAAGATAGCAGCACTTCCAGATTCTGAATTAGATAAATTGGAATCTTCCCTACTAGCAGGAATACTGCTATCACTTTACACTCACAATAATCTATTAGATTCTAAACTCTCAGCAGAAGAGAATAACTTACTTCTCCAGACTGTTGCAAAGAAAATTCTGATAGCATCCATCAAATACTTCTCAACTCCATCGACATTGCAACTATTAAAAGAATCCAGAAGAATCAAGAAGTCTATTCAGGCAATGAATAACGACTTCAACAGGCTGTATTGTCCTATGATAGCAATACAGTTAGAAGAAACTGCCCATGAGAATAAAGGGGTAACAATACAATCTCAAGTCCATCAATTCAGAATGGATGTTAAGCAGTTCCTAACTCCTGCATCAACTGATGAAATAGTGGATTCCATCTATGACGAAGTAGATAGAATCAATAAGAATAAGCTGATAATAGATAAAGCTAGGAATAGAGCAGATAAAACTAGAAGTATAGAACAAAAAGAATTCCTAAGAGAAGCCAGGAAGCTAAGAATCAGTCTAAATGATAGAGCTATTATCTCACCAGCACTCAATAATTATCTATCCCTACTATTCACTGGAGATACTATTCTCACAGCAGATAAGACTTTAATGGATAAAGCGGTAGCAGCCTTAAAAGGTAGAAACAATCCAGACTGCAACAGGATAGTAACTATCATCAACAATCCTATATTCTCCCCAGCTAGTCTAGATGAATTATTCATAGAAGAGAGTGGGAATATCCTAGATATTGAGATGGCAGAGGAAGCCGAGGGAATAGAAATTCCAGTTAAGAAACTGAAGCTATCATTCAAGGATATGATGGAATTGAGAATTCAGAAGAAGAAGGAATTAGAAGAGAAGAGAATAGAAGAAGAAGTGAAAGAAGAACTAGGAAACTATGTAGAAGAAGAAGTAGAAGAGAATTATGTAGAAGAAGTGGAAGAATACAATGAAGAAGAATAATAGAATCTTCCGATTCGGAATAAAAGACAGGGATGGGAATCTATTTAAGGATATAAAAGCTGCAACCTTGATAACCCAGACTATTACAAGGGGACAGATTCTTATTGAATATAAGAATGAATACTTCATTATATCAACAGATTCTAAACTTGATAAGCTGCTAAAGAAACAAGGCTATGCTAAGGTTATAATCTCATTACAGAAAAGAACTAATGAGAATGTAGCAGAATGCAGGATATTAGAAACTAAAGAATCTAAAACTAAGGAGAATCAGAATGCCCAAACTTAAAACAGCTAAAGGGAATCTAACAACCTATGGATTCTCTTGTGGATATGTAGAATACCACTCTACGGACAATAACAACCATGTCCAACTATGTCTAGATGGGACTTGGCATGTAAAAGGCTGTCTAGAAGGAAGATTCTTCTGGAAAGCATTAGACAGATATAATACTAAGCTTGCCAGAAAGTACTATAATGCATACAAGAAACTAATGAAGATATCAGGAGAATACAATGCCCTTACAGACTAGAAGAAGTCTAGCAGAAATAATAGCAGAAAGAAAGGCTAAATTAGCAACCCAAACTAATACTAATGGGATAAGTCCTGTTATCCTGAAATCGGTTGAACTCTCCCCGCCCATAATTCAGACTGAAGAGCCCTTAAATCCTACCACTCCAACATCAACTGCTGTAAGGAGGAAACTATCATTCCAAGAGATGATGGCACTGAGGAACAATCCTAATCTAAACTTAACAGAAGTCCATGCCGAAGGCATAGGCGCCCGAAACCAACAACAAAACCAACAATCAGAACAGCAATCAGAACAGTCAGAACAGACTGAGCCCGAGCGAAGCGAGGGGGTAGATAAACCCTTAACAGCAACAGCAACAGCAACAGCAACAGAACAGAATAAGGAAGAAGAAAAGAATAAAAAGCATGATACATTCTCCCTATCAGTAGAACTAAATTCTCAGCAACTCCTTGCTAAAGAACTCGCTTTCAAGGGTAAATCTTTCTGCTTAACAGGAGCAGCAGGAACAGGTAAAACAACAGCTCAAAGAGAGATTGCCAAGAGTCTATTAGAATCTGACTGCCTAGGAACTCATACTTTCAGAGTCCAAGGTACAAGGGATTATGTAGTAGCTCCATCAATAGCTTTCGTAGCTTATACAAGAGTAGCTTCAGGGAATCTAAGAAGGGCAATACATAAAGACCCGTTCTTAGAATCTATTCTAACCCATAATGTGACAACTATTCACAATCTGTTAGAATACACTCCAGAAACCTACTGGAATTATGAACTAAACAAAGAATCCTTCCGATTTGTCCCTAGAAGAACAGCAGCTAATCCATTGGATATTACTCACCTAGTAATAGAAGAATCTTCTATGGTAGGAATTGACCTATGGGAGAAGCTATTCGATGCGTTAAGAGGGGGAGTCCAGATTATCTTTATAGGAGATATTAACCAACTCCAGCCAGTATTCGGAGCTTCTATTCTAAACTATGGACTTGTTCAACTACCATCTATAGAATTAACTCATGTATACAGACAGGCAGGAGATTCTTCTATTCTTCTGAATGCCCACAAAATTCTAAGAGGAGAAGTAGACTTGGTAGAAGATAATTCCACTAAGATTATTCGCTGTGGAACAACCAACTATACTCAGGCTAAACTGTCGATAGCATTAGGACAGATGTTTGCTAAGTGGGAAGAATCAGGGAATTACAATCCTATAACCGATATTATCTTAAGTCCATGGAATAAGAGAGACTTAGGAACAGATAATATGAACAAATGGATTGCACAGGCTCAAGGAGAAAAAAGGAATGCCGAAGTCTATCAGATAGTAGCAGGAATCACCTCAGTCTATCTAGCAGTAGGTGATAAGGTAATGTATAATAAACAAGTAGGAGTCATTACCAAGATAGCTAAGAATGGCAGATATCTAGGCAGGGCTTATCTTCCCTCCTCAACTAATCTCACTAGATTCGGCAACTATACAGGAGATAAAGAGGAATCAATAGAAGATTTAGATGCAATAGACTATAGCAATATCAGCTTGGATAATCTCCTAACTGATATTGATGCAGAGAATAGAGTGAATGAAGCCTCTCACTTCACAACTATATTATTAGATGATGGGGAGAGTGTGGAATTAACAGCAATAGGAGATTACTCTCCCGCCGCCTTCTCATTAGCCTACGCTCTCACTGTCCATAAGGCACAGGGTTGTGAATGGAGGAAGGTATTCATTATCCTGCATAGAGATCATCAAATATCCTTGAGCAGAGAGCTTCTATATACAGCAGTTACAAGGGCAAGAGAAGAAGTCTGTATCATAGCCAAGCAGGATGTAGTAGAGAAATCTATCAAGACTCAGAGAATAAAAGGCAATACTCTGCAAGATAAGATAGAATACTTCAATGCTAAGATAGAGCTAGATAATGCAGTTAAGATTGTTAAATAGAAAGATAAACTAAGGAGATTAGAATGAACAAAAGAATAAAGATAGAATTGGAAACTATCCTAAGTATATTAGCAGAAGTTATTATTATTCTCCTACTTTACTCAATGGGATTCTATCTTCTCTATATCTGGATAGGACTTCCTGCAGGAATCAGATAAACAAGATGAATAAAGACAGAAATTCTTCTTTTATACTCTTTCCTTTCTTATATCTATATGCCAAGGGAAGTATAACAGCTCCTAATCAATGGAGTGAATTAGCTATCTGGCTGGACTTACCTCAATACAAAGCATATATAGGAAAGGCAATACTTCCTTCTCTATATCAGGAACTCTTCCATTGCAGAATGAAAGGAGAGAATTCTTCAGATGCCTATCTATTCTGGGAAACTATCTGCCTAGTGAGCAGCCTATTAAGAACAGATAAAGAACAGAATGAATTCCTCGAATTCTTATTGCGGACAGGAATAGAAGAAGAGAATTTTCGAGCTTGCAAATCTTAAAAAACTCCTATACAATGGTCAATCTAAACTTATCTCATGGAGCAACAGAATGTCCGACCAAATAGCAGAATCCCTCACCTATGAGGAATTACTTTCCAACTTACTACTGAATGATGAGATAATAATTGAAATCTCAGTAGAAGATGTGGAAAGAGTTAAGATAGGAATGAAGAATATTAAAACTCGGAAGAATAAGAAGATGAAAGAAGAAGGTTTAGCTACAGAAGATGCTAGACTGGAATTTGAAGCCTTCCCTTCAGAGACTTATGGATATGTCAATCTTAGAATCTTTCACACTAAGAGAGGCTCAGTAGCAATTAAGAATATGATTATACCAACAGGGGAATTCTAAAATGAACGAGAGTAATGAGAATGCACAGATAGCTTCTGAGCTCCAACTCAGAATATCCAGACTGACAGACTTCAATGGAGATGACCTGAAGCTAGAGATGGCCTCTCTTAAGAAGGCTATTTTAGAGAATCCAGCAGCCTGTTCTCTTCTCCTTCCTGAAGATATTGGAATGGCAGTAGCAGCACTCAGAAGGATGGTAGGAGTAGCAGTTGCCAAAGCAGCAGCTTCCAAAGCTAAACCAAAATCTGATAAGCCTAAGAAACTATCAGCAGCAGAACTGGCTAAAGCCATGAGCGAGGTAAGCGATGATGACTTCTAAACTAAATGAAGAGGAAGAAGGAAGAGAGAGGGAAGAGACTATAAAGAAGAACTTTGATTCCATGATGGGCTTACCTGATATTCACCCCTTCCTAAGAGAAGCAAGACAGAGGGCAAAGAATAAGCTTAGACTGGATGACCTGGCAGAAATAGGGGAGTTCATTGCAGAATCAAGCTTGACAGAACGAGCATGTATTGTAGAAATGTTAATAAACGAAGAAGAAAAGGAGAATAGAAATGTATTGGGTAATTCATAACAGTGTAACAATAGAAGTAACCAATTCACAGCAAGCAGCTCATGAACTAGCAAAAGAAATATCTGCTAGGCATGAATCAGTACCAGCAGCAGTAGTAAGGTTCCTTCCATTCGTAATCTAAACTTTAATTCAACCCAATAGGAGTATTAAAATGAATCAAGATACAAATCAGAATCAAGGTACAAACACAAATACAATGACTTTTGCAGTAGCAGAACTCGGTGCTATGAAAGCAACTGTGGACTCTCTGGCCTATAGTCGTAATAAGTCTGAACAGACAAAGACTTCTAAGTTGGTAGTATCTTTCCTATCACAAATGGCAAGGGTACGAGGTGGAAAAGCATTGACTAATGTTAAACTGACAGGATACTCTACTCAGTATGATATGGAAGAAGATGACCTGTTCTATACCTTTACCTTTGAAGCAACAGAAGCAGATAAGAAAGGTTAAATGAAGATAGTAATAGTAATAGAAGCCCGTCTAGTATAAAACTACTAGAATGAATTTCCGTAAAATCGGCGAACGCTTAATCGTACTAAGTGAGTCCTATATTGTAAACGACGATGTGAAAACATCGTGATGGTACTTAGGAAGAATGCCAACGCCGAGCCAAACCATAAAATTACTGCCTGCTTAAGCGGGATAAACAGGAAAGATGGAGGTGTAGAGACTAGATACGGAATGCCTAATGTATAGGGCGTGGAATAGGGAAGTCGATACCCTTGGCCTAATTAGCCTAAAGCGTGTTTATTACAATCTGCTCTGACGATGGCAAAAATAGTCAAAACCGCAGACACAGTATGTCCAAAACGGATGAAGTTATCTTGGGAATGAGTTAAATCTGTATAGGTTAAATACGAATACTCCGCACTAGGTATTCGCGTAATTTGGTGAAAGAGGATAGGAAACTATCTATGGTGCAAACTAAATAGGAGATACTAAAATGAATCACGGGGATATTCTAGAAACTGAGGTAATGGCCAAGCGAGAGGATTGGGGCAATGGAATTTCCATTTATATGCGCCAACGCACGATTGGGCACGGCACAGTTTTTGCATCGCCTGTAACAATGACCCCCCATGAAAATGGCGCCTTTGTCGAACCAATGATGCGTCTCGGCATCCAACAGGCGCAACAATTGATGGACGAGTTGTGGCAATGCGGATTACGCCCAACAGAAGGGACTGGTAGTGCAGGAAGCCTAGCCGCTACAGAGAAACACCTGAAAGATATGCAAGAAATATCAAAATCACTTCTAGTACACACTCTGAAGATGCAAACTAATTAGGAGAGCGAAATGAACAACAATGACGAGTTAGGTTTGCTTCCGGAAATATCGGCTTCATTCTATTCATCGGCGCAGTGCATGGTGTGTATTTCTTATGTGGAGGTAGGTATGAACGGAACCTTTATTGACCTTGACTATGTTTTCTACATCATCTTGCTAGTCGGGACGATGGTCGCGCTGTATTTATTAGCAACAGAGAAATAAAGAACCTAGTATACTCCCTACCGAGTCCTTGTTCTAGACAACTGGCTCCGTTTGATTGAGAGATACTCTTTTATCTATTTCCTATAAAGAAGTAGATAATTGAATTATCCCTTACAAAGAAAAGAAAGAACTAATATGAAACTAAAGACAGACTTCCTAATAGACTCTACTTGGAATACTTCAGGTAGAATAGAATTTGAGAAATGGAGAGATACTAAGCGTCCACTAGCAGATTATGCTAAACTCTACCTAATGCAAGAAGCATTCAAAGCAGGTAGACTATCAGTTCTGAAAGAGATTAAGAAGAGGAGAGAAGAAAATGCCTAAGATAATCAAGAACATTTTAGAAGAACAATCTCAACAGATTGAAGATTGTATGAACAGAGAATCTCAGATGAGTGATTGGGAAAGAGGATTCATACAGTCTATTCAGGAACAGAGAGAAGCTGGAAGATTCCTATCAGATAAGCAAGTATCCAGATTAGATATTATCTGGGAAAAATTAACAGCCTAACTAAAAGGAATAGAATAAGAATATGGACATTCGCCTATCTCATTCAGCCCTATCTACTCTTCTAGTCTGTGAACGCAAGTTCCAACTAGATAGACTTCTAGAAGGCTCGCCAGATAAAGAAGAATACCCTGCCACTGTATTTGGAAAAGCATTCGGCGAGGGAGTCTCCACCTATCTAATAACACAAGACCAAGACCTGTCTTTATTCAAAGCATGGCTAGGTTATTGGCCTATCTTAGAAGATGATAAAAGAACAGAAGAGATTCTTATCAATCTAATGATAGTAGCATTCCCTTCCCTTGATAATCTAGCACAAGATTATGAAGTAGCAATCTTCGAAGGTAAGCCAGCAGTTGAACTATCCTTCAGATTGAATGGACTTCAATCAGATACCCATAAGAATAACATCTACTTTGTAGGATATGTAGATGTGGTATTGAAGAACAGATATACAGGGAAGTATGCAATCTTAGAGAACAAAACAACAGGCTTAGGACTGCTAGACTTAGACCCTCTCTTCAAGAATTCAGGCCAAGCATTAGGCTATTCTATTGTCTTGGATAGAATTGCAGGACAGGAGAATGCAGAATATGATGTTATCTACCTGATAGGTCAACTAAAATCCACTAGCAATAATGGATTCTCTCCCCTCGTCCATGTTAAGACTTACAATAAGAACCTTCAGGATAGACTGAATTGGTTTATCTCCTTAGGCATGGATACCAATAGATTAGAACAGATGCTAGAACTGAATGTATTCCCGTTCAGAGGAAATAACTGCCTACAATTCATGCGCCCCTGCATTCATTTTGGAACCTGTAACTTGCAGAGACTAGATAGATATAAACAGATAGAAGAAGATGTAATTGACTATCAGTTTGTATATAATCTAGATGAACTAATTGATAACCATATAGAAAGGATAAAGTAAGGATGCCTAAAGGAAGTCTGCTAGACTCTCAAATGAATAAGATAATAGAGAGTCATATAGAATCTCCCCTCCCCAACAATCAGACTATAACCATCTCAACAGAATCTCTCAAGGATTTAATGGGATATTGTTATAGTCTAGGAAGAGACGTTGGGGTGATGAGAACGCAATATAAACTAGAACCCTACCAAGACTAGAGAGACTAAGGAGAATAAAATGAATCAGAATATATTAGATACATTAACAGAAAGAGGTGAGAGATATGGAAGCTTCGACTCTCATGCTGCTATCACTCAAGAATTAAAGAGAGTAATGGTAGAAACTCCCAACTGGAAGAAACTATCTCCTTCCATGAAAGAATCCCTTGAGATGATAGCTCATAAGATAGGAAGAATTCTGAATGGCTCTCCAGAATATGTAGATAGCTGGCGTGATATAGCAGGATATGCGACATTAGTAGAAATAGAACTCATAAACCAAGACACAAATATACAAACAGGCATCCCACTCTAATTTAAAAATAAGGAGAATATAAAATGAAAACTAAGACAGTAACCTCAGTAGACTTCCCATCTAACTATGTAAATTTAGAAGATAAGGTTGCCTTAATGCAAAGGGTTCAAATTCTGCAAATGACAGATAAGGAAAATAATCTAAGCCCCTATTCCTCTCCTGAATATTCGGACTTGTTAAAAGAATTAGTGAAGTCCTGTATTGCTGAAGTAAGAGAAACAGAGAAACTTCTACATGATTCGGAAGAATAGGAAGGATAGAAAATGAAACTATCTGAATTATCCAAAGCAGCAGCAACTCATAAGCCGAATCATTCTATTCTTCTCTATGGAAATCCAAAAACGGGAAAGACTCGTCTTGTGGGAACTGTTGCTAAAATCCCAGAGATTAAGAGAATCTTCTGGTTCGATTTAGAGAATGGAGCAGAGACTCTTCTGCATATGAATCTCTCCCCCGACGAACTAGATAAGATTAACCTCATTGCAATCTCTGATACAAGGGAGATTCCACGAGGGATAGAAACAGTTCTCAAAGCATTCTCTTCTAAAACTCCTATCAAAATCTGTGACCTACATGGTAAAGTAGGCTGTATAGAATGTGAAAAGACTAAAGCAAGCAGTGTAGAATTCTGCATGAATTCATTAACCAAATCCGATCTGGTAGTCATTGATAGTGGCAGTCAGTTAGGAGACTCTGCATTAGCTTTGGCAATGGCGGGGAGAGATATAACAGCAAAGCCTGGTTATGATGAATACGGAATGGCAAGTAAATATCTATCTGATATCTTAAGCATTATCCAAGCTGCATTCTATACTAACTTCGTAGTAATTACCCATGTAATTCCTATTGAGGAAGAGATGAATGGAGTTAAGAGAGACAGATACTTCCCCCTCATGGGTACTAGAGCTATGTGTCAGAAGGTAGCTAAGTACTTCGGTACGGTAGTATTCGTAGAGATTAAGATGGGGAAACATGCCGCCGGAAGTAGTAGTCTATATAGAGGTGATGCAACTACAGGCTCTCGAACCAACGCAAAGATAGAAGCATCTAAGGAATTGGATATGAGAAGTATCTTAGTAGAAGGAGGAATCCTCGCCTGAGGAATAAGGTTAATCAGGCACACTAAAAATTGTGGCACTTAAAACCTAGCACTTAAACTTGTAAACTTAAACTAAGGAAATTAAAATGAATGATACAACTCTCGTAGGTTCTTCTTCTGCTGATATGGAAGCTCTTCTGAATCAAACTCTAGATGGGGTAAAGGCAGCACCAGACTTCACAACTCCCCCCGCCGGAGAATACAGACTGTCAGTGAAGGATGCAAAGCTCATCGCTCCAAAAGAAGCGGGTAAGTCTCCTCGTATCAATGTGATGTATACAGTGGTACAGACCTACGCTACTGCATCTGGGGAAGCTCCTGTACCTGATGAGTCTATGTTCTCTGAGGGCTTCCAGTTTACTGATACCGGCCTGCCATACTTCAAGTCCCGTGTAGCAGCGATTCTGAATGTGGATAATGTAGATGGAGTTACTATTGGGGATATGCTTTCCTCCCTGAAAGGTCAGTCTTTCGATGCAAGGATTTCTATTAAGAAGTCCCCTAATCCAAAGGGTGGAGAATATGAGAACATCCAGATTCGTGTAGTTCCACCAGCTGCATAAGAAACAGAGTAAAGAGTAACAAAGAGTAACTAATTTCTCCCTTTCATTAGAATAACAGTGAAGGGGAGAATCTAATTTACTTTTCAGCAACCAGTAGGGGAATATCATGGCAACAAGGCTTCTAGTAAACTACCATAACTCAGAACATAATTACCTCTCTGTACTCACCTACTACCTTAAGAAACTCGGATATGAAGCAGTTGCCACTTCCTCAACCTTATCTATTGGAGAACTTGTATCTAAAGCTCAAGCTGCCAACTGTCAAGGTATCTTCCTAGTTAATAAAGATACTCTAATAAACTGTGTCCCAGGAACCAAACCATCACTAGATGATTGGAGAGGTTCCTATCTTGCATTCACAATTCCAACAATCGTAGGAAATAGTTTAGCTCATACTCAGACTGTTCCTTATGGGGCATGGCTGATCGAAAAGGATTTACTTAAATTCAAGCAGCTTCCTCTAAAGAATAAGATAGAATTCTCCTTCACTGTATTAGATTCGACAGATAAATTCTTTGATGCTTTCAATGACTTGAACAAAGCTGAATGTATAGCCTATGATATAGAGACAAAGACTATCAATAAAGAAGAAGAGAAGGGAAAGGAGGGAGGAGTCCTAGAAGGTGGGGATACTATTATCACCTGCTGCTCTTGGACTGCTATCTATGCAGACAGGAGCTTAAAGACATTTGTTCTTCCATTAGTCAACTTTCTAGAAACTCATTGGGTTACAGATTTAGATTATTGTAGAGCTATCCAGTTCATGCAGGCTGTGAATAAGCTGGAGATTCCTAAGGTAATGCACAACGGAATGTACGACTGTACCCATTCTATAATCTATAACGCAGAACCTCATAACTGGACTCTGGATACTATGGCCATGATGCACTCTGAATTCTCAGAGCTGCCTAAGACGCTCGACTTTGTAGCTTCTATTGCTCTCCCTGATTATTGTCAATGGAAGGCAGAGGCAGCAGAGGCTTCCAAGAATCATGACATCCATAGATACTACGCATACAACGCAAAAGATACTTTCATCACAGCTAGAATCCTCCTCCACTATCTGAACAATCTCCCCGCCTATGCAGTGAAGAACTATCAATCCCAATTCAAACTGGTATATCCTGCACTCTATTGTAACTTCGAGGGAATCAAGATAGACCAAGAGAAAAGAATTGAACTGAGAAGCAAGGAAGAGCATAGATTAGAGGAATCCCTTAAGACTCTGAGAACCTGCCTAGCAGATGAGAACTTCAATCCATCTTCTCCTAAGCAAGTGAAACAATATATCTATGAAGTCCTAGGAGCTAAAGACCCACAAGTAGGAATGAAGAAGGATGCAGAGGGTAAGAGAGTAAAGATAATTCAAGGAACTAATGAGAAGAATCTAAAGCAGGTAGGAATGCAGCATCCTATCCTTCTCATGGTAACCTCTTCTATCATAGAATATAGGGAAGCCAGAAAAGCTATCTCTACCTATATGGACTTCTTACAGAAGAATGGAAGATTGTTATACAGTCTGAATCCCTTTGGTACAGAGACAGGGAGAATGGCCTGCCAAAGTTCTTCTCTATGGTGTGGTACTCAGGTACAGAATATCCCTTACTATGCTAAAGATATGCTAGTAGCGGATGAAGGCTTTGAGATGTTTGAGATAGATAACAGCCAGAGTGAGGCAAGATGCACAGCCTATCTAGCAGGAGAAACAAATCTTATTAAAGCCTTAGAGGAAGAGGGAAGGGACTTCTATACATCCCTCGGCTATCTCTTCTTCAAAGTTCCCTATGAGGAAGTATCTGAGTTCCTCCGTAATAAGATTATTAAGAAGATAGTTCATGGTACAAACTATATGATGGGAGTTACTACATTCATAGAGAATGCCGGTGAGCAGAATCTAATAGATGCAGCTTCCTTCCTTGGGATTAGAATCTCGATGAGTCCTAAATTAAAAGAAGGTGAGAAGAGTCTAAAAGAGTTCGCCGCCGATGTCTTAGAATCTTACCATGCCCCATTCCCTAAAGTCCGTCAATGGTATGGGAGCATCAAGCAGGAGATTATGGCAACCCACATGTTAAGGAGTCCACTAGGGCATACAAGGTATTTCTTCGGGAATGTGGAGAAAAACCATCAAGCCTTCAACTCTGCCGTTGCCCATGCCCCTCAAAACCTCTCTGTATCAGTCTTGAATATAGGTTTGTGGAAAACTTGGCAGCTTGTAAAGAAACACGAAGGCAAGCTCCGGCTGAAAGCCCAAGTCCACGATTCCATCCTAGCCCAAGTTGATAAGAATCACTCTGAGATTATGAACGAAGTAATCGAAGCTATGCAGAATCCCGTAGTAATTCATGGGCGCACGTTAAGAATTCCTACTGATATAAAGGTAGGAGACTCTTGGGGGAATATGGAAAAGAAGAAGGGATAACCTAATAATGGACTTCTTCGAAGATTACTTTAAGCATGTAGGAGATACAGAATCTCCTATGATATATCATAGATGGGGAGCCTTATCAACCCTCTCTACTATGATAGGGAGAGAAGTAATATTACCTTTCGGACACTCTGAAATATTCCTCAACCAGTATATTCTATTGTTAGGAACTCCTGGAGCCAGAAAGAATGCTCCTATCTCTATATCTAGAAAACTATTACAGAAGGCAGGATATAATAGATTTGCCAGTGAGAGGACTTCTAAAGAAAGATTCTTTGCTGATATGGTGTATAAACTAGACTATGATTCGGCAGATGGAATAGAAGATTTAGAGTTGTTAGTATTGGAAGCTCCCAGTGAAATCTATATTTCTAATGGGGAGTTCCTCGACTTCATAGGTCAAGGTAATATGGACTTCCTAACAGCTCTTACGACTCTATGGGATAATCTACCTCACTATAAACATCCTAAGATGAATGGTAAGAGTATTCATATACATAAGCCTACTATCAATATTCTCGGCGGGGCAACAGTTAAAGGCTTGGGAATGGCAATACCTCATGAAGCATTAGGAACAGGAATACTATCCAGACTTCTCCTCATCTACTCAGAACCCACTTCAACTAAGATAACATTCCCAGATTTAATAATAGACTCTTCCTCAGACCAAGTAGTAGAAACTCTAATGAAACTAAGAAGAGATTGTAAAGGAGAGATTACTAGAAGTAAGAGAGCTACTAATATCCTAGATAAGATGTATAAACAATTCCCTGGAATGGATGATGCCAGATTCGCAGATTATTGTTCTAGGAGATTCACCCATTTATTGAAGGTAGTAATCCTAATGGCCCTATCAGAACATAGAATGGAGATAACTGAGGAGGATGCACTTAAAGCTAATACCATTCTTCATTCAGCAGAGAGACATATGAGTAGTGCATTAGGAGAGTTTGGAAAGAGTAGGTATAGTGATGTAAGCAATACCATCATAGAAGCATTGAACAAAGCTCATGCTCCCATTAGTCATGGAGAAATATGGAAGATGGTAGCTAAGGACTTATCTGACTCAAGGGAACTAGGAACCATTATGAAGAATCTCTTAACCTCAGATAAAGCTCAGGTACTTACAATAGGAGGGAAGCAGGGATATATGGCATTGCATAAAGAACATAAGGAGTGGGATAAGGAGTTGTTATTAGAAGATTATCTAACAGAGAAAGAAAGGAATTAGAAAATGGATAAGATAGAAGAAAATAAAGAATTGGAATTAGAGAAGCCAGAACATGAGGAATATAGAGAGGAAGTTTATTCTCCCCATACTGAAGTTATAAACTTAGGAGAAGGGAATAAGATAGACTCAGGAGCTCCTTCTATAATCTTAAGTGGAGAAGTAGGAAGGACTGAGGAATATAGAAGGAGTGACCATCCTGACTTCATGACTTCCTCAGAATTAGAGACAATAGAATTCACAGGACTTCGACATAATACTCTGGCAATGAGAATGGAGATATGGACACTAGGGGATTTGAGGGGATTCGTTGGAGATGCAGTAATAGCAGCAGACCCAGAAGCCCTTCCCAGACTTCATGCAGAGATATTCGGATTATTTTATAAAGGAGAATAAACAATGAGCACAGATATAATGGTCGATTTAGAAACAACAGGAGTCAGTGCAGGATGCGGTATCCTATCAATAGGAGCCTGTACAATGGATGAAGAAGAGAAGTTCTATGAGAAAATAGACATAAAGAGTTGCAGAGAGCATGGATTAAAAGACCTTCCTGCTACTATCAATTGGTGGAGTATGCAATCAGCAGAAGCCAGGATGGAAGCATTCTCTGGGAGTATGGAATTGATAGCAGTCCTGGGAGACTTTGCTGATTGGTTTAGGAGAGTAGAGAGAAGGAAGGGAAAAGAGGGAGAGGCTTTCATCTGGGGTAATGGAGCAGACTTCGACTTACCTATTCTTAAGGCAGCCTATGAAATCTGTGATATGAAAGTACCATGGAAGCCTTACAATGGTAGATGCTTTAGAACATTGAAGAATCTTCCTATGAATAAGGAAGTGAAGATGGATAAGTTCGAGGGAATGAAACATAATGCATTAGATGATGCTATCTATCAGAGTAGGCACATGATGAAGATTCTAAGATTTATGAAGAAAGAATAAAGATAAAAGTAAGACAATAAAAAACCCCACTCCTGATAAGAATGGGGTTTTTCTTTTCCCTCTTTTCCTTCTTTTCCTTCCTAATCTTCTTAATCTAAATCTTCTATCATCATATTCAATGGACTTTCTGGTTTGAATTTATCTCTTACAGTATAACTCCCCGGTTGAATAGCCATCATAGTAGCCTTCCTCACGGCACTTCTCCAGCCGGTAGGAGTTCCTGTCCTCAGATACTCATTAGCCAGAGAAGAATAATCCTCATCAGTCATAGCTCCATTCTCGATATAAGACTTCAATCTGAATGTAACTCCCTCCCTCCTGTCTTTATCTAATGAGCCATACATAGTATTCAGATGCATAGCCTCTCTAACTTTAATCTCCTCAATAGGTCTAGTTGCTAAGAGCCTACTGAAGATTCCATTGACTGTATAGAGTTCATCATCTTTAGCTACTACATCACCAGAAGAAGTAATGCTTCTCCCGCTCGCCAATTCACTTATTCTAGCAATGGGTCGGCTAAGACTTTGTAATGATAGAGCCTCAAGCATAGCCCTGCCTGTATTGGCATCAGCAGTAAAGGCTGCACTGACAACTCTTTCCATCGCAGTATAAGCCTGCTTGGTAAAGTTGACTGCTGCAATAGTATCATAACTCAGAGGATTAGGAATTCTAGGTTGTATATCTCCACGAGTATTGATACCTACCAGTTGGCTAGGAAGCCCATATAATAGCAAGGTAGCAGTCTCATCTCCAATAGCTCTAATAGCCCCTGTCTGCAAGTCTACATTATCATCAGAGAAGTGTTCCCCTATCATTTCACTAATAGGATGAAAGCCGGGGAGAGATGCTGTCCCGAAGATAGTCTGCTGAGTAAGCATCATCTTAGAGAGTCCTTTCCAATTCCTACTACCTACTTGAGTATAGATATGTTGTCCCATAGTAAGCATGTAGGTTTGGAACAATCCCATAGCTACTCCAACTGTACCTTGGAACATGGCAGGACGTTGAGCTGCCGCATAGTTACCTATTGCCTCATTCATAAAGTTTCTAGCAAAGGTCATAACTCCTGCATCGCTTATTCCAGGATATGCCTTCTTAGCTAATGCAGCACCAGTAAAGAATGCCTGCCTACGAACAAAGTGTTCACTCTTATCGGCGGCGGTAGATAACCAATTAACCAGAGTAGAGTCAACTAAATCTTCTGCTTTAGACATCATGCCAGGTTCTAGATTCTTAACCTGCTTCATAATACCATTGACAGTCCTCCAGTCATCATTGAACAGTCCTTCTTTGATAGCCAAATCCTCTAGCTTACCAGATAAGGCTTTGTTCTTAGCAAACCTAGCTCCATCATACATTGCCTCTGTAACATAGAATTTAGCATTCTTATTCAGAGTATTCCCCATAAAACTTCCTGCCATCTTCTTAGTAATAGCCGCACTTGTAAGAATAGGGAGGGACATTATATTTACAAGAGGTTGAGCAAGCTCGCCCATCCTTAGAACAACAGTGGCAGCAAGACTATTCGACAATGCTACCAGTCTAGCCGATTGGGCTTCTCCTCTAAGGTTTCCTTCTCTTATATAAGCAGCAGCTCCAGCTTTGAAGTTAGGCTGGTATCGAATACCTTGATTCCCAGCAGCATCTATGAAGTCCTCAACAGTTTGGAAAGGATTAACAATTCCTTCCTTCTCCATTTGAGCTATTACTTGCTTCCAATCTTCTACAGTTCTATGCTGCTTACCAACCACCGGACTAAGAACCTCAGAAATAGATTTGAGTCCTCTATCTGCTACAGACTGTAATCCTGTTTGGAAATTCAACCATCCACCATATTGAGTTAGATTACTTCTCCCCAATAAGATATTCTTCATTACCATTCCAGGGTCAACAGGGCTAGTAGCTCCTTTCTGTACTGCATTTAATGCAGCAGGAGAGTATCCTTTCATAGCAATTGCTGACAGATTATCCATATGCTCCATGATAGGGGCATACTGAAGTTGGGCAATGTTATCTATATTCCTACCAATATGATAGTCGTATCCTTGGATAATCTCAGAAAGGACTTCTGTATTAGTAGAAGGCATTGCTCTTGCAGAAGCCCCTCCATGTAACTTGGAAGAATCTGCAATTGACATATACATACTATCATGCCTACCATGAATCTTATTCCAGTCATCCTGGTCTTTACCCTTAGTAATTACCTTATAGAAATTCTTATC